GATTTGACGCATGGCAACAAGAAAAAGACCGAGCGAATAGCTTGGGCGTTACAGGGTAGGTTTGAACACGGTAGGATTACCCTAAACGAAGAAGAAGACTGGAAAGAGTTTGTAGATCAGTTACTCCAGTTCCCTACCGCTAATGTCCATGATGACCTTGTGGACGCACTGGCGTATATCGATCAGATGGCTTTGACTAGCTATCAGCAGGATTACGAAGACGAGCCTTATCAAACTTTAGATGTAATAAGCGGATACTGATATGGATGACTGGTTAAAAGAATACTACAAATTACAGGAGACTGACTGGTCGCCTACAAAACTGTCGGATAAAGAAGAAAAGCAGTTTAGAGACTGGATTACAGGTACACAGTTATTTAATAATCTAAAACCTATAATTGCTCAAGATTTAGAAAAGCCTGTTGATAAGCTAAGCAATGATGAAATTATTAATGAAATGCTGGCTTCTGGCGAATATGATTATCGTGGGGCGTGGAAGAAGGGCGTTACTGAAGAAATTAGTCCTTATGACAAAATGCCACATTGGTCCTCTAAAGCGCCTGACGGCACATGGTTAAAGTCACCAAAGCATCAAACAGCTTGGAAAGAATTGTTTATGCAGCAGTACGGTCAAGATCCAGACGCTTTGGGCTTAGATACTTTAGATAAAGCAATACAGGCAGTTAGACCGCAACAACAACAAATTGTAAATCCAATGTATCAAGATCCTTTTGGCGATACCACTAAGTAAGGAAAATCATGGCAGAATTTCAAAAAGAAGAACTCTCACAAAACGAGTTTGACCAACCAACCGAATCAGACAAAGAGATTGTTGAGTTCGTTGTCAGTCACTGTGATCGCTGGCGTGATCATCGTGATGATAATTATCTTGTAGAATGGAAAGAATATGAAAGAATATTTAGAGGCAAGTGGGCTGCAGAAGACCGTACTAGAGAATCTGAGCGCAGCCGTATTATCTCCCCAGCGACTCAACAAGCTGTGGAAACAAGACACGCAGAGATATGCGAAGCTATATTCGGAAATGGAGAATGGTTTGACATCGCTGATGACCTTGTGGACCAACAACCTTTCGATGTGGAAGCAATTAAGCGACAGCTCAAAGAAGACCTAGAGAAAGAGAATATTAGGAAGGCTATTACTCAAGTTGAGTTAATGGCTGAGATTTATGGTACTGGTATCGGTGAGTTGTCTGTTTCTAAGAAAACAGAGATGTATCCCCAGACCATGCCAATGGCAGACGGAACAGCCGCATACGGAGTGATGGAGAAGGATTATACTTGCATTAAGTTAAATCCTATCAATCCTAAGAACTTCTTAATTGACCCTAACGCCACCACCATTGAAGATGCAATGGGTGTTGCAATCGAGTCTTATGTCTCTATCCATCAAGTTGTGTCTGGAATGGAAAAGGGTATCTATCGTAAAGTAGATATTCAAGCCTACGGACAAGATGACGACCTAGAGCCAACACAGGAAGAAATCCAGTATACCGATGACAAAGTAGTACTCTTGAAATATTATGGATTAGTACCTCGTGAATACATTGAACAATTGGAGAACAAAGAAGGTGAAGAAGTTGTTGACTTATTTCCGGAGGACAGCACTGCGGATCAGTATAGCGACCTCGTCGAAGCCATCGTTGTTATTGCTAATGGCGACCTACTACTCAAGGCAGAGAAAACGCCTTACATGATGAAGGATCGTCCTGTCGTAGCATATCAGGATGATACAGTTCCAAACCGCTTCTGGGGTCGTGGCACAGTCGAGAAGGCTTACAATATGCAAAAAGGTATTGACGCTCAGTTGCGTAGTCACCTAGATAGCCTCGCCTTGACAACGGCTCCAATGATTGCAATGGACGCTACTCGTCTACCTCGTGGCGCTAAGTTTGAAGTCAAGCCCGGTAAAGCAATCCTTACCAACGGCAATCCAGCAGAGATCCTTTTCCCATTCAAGTTTGGTTCTACTGATCCCGGCAATCTAGCTATTAGCCAGAACTTTGAGCGTATGTTGCTACAAGCTACCGGTACTGTCGATGCTTCTGGTCAGCCAACACAGTTTACTCGTGATGGGGCTGCTCAGTTCTCAATGTCGATTGCTGGTATTATCAAGAAGTACAAGCGTACCCTAACAAACTTCCAAGAAGACTTCCTTGTGCCACTGATTCGTAAGGCAGCGTGGAGATTCATGCAGTTTGATCCTGAGCGTTATCCTGCAGCAGACTTTAAGTTTATTCCAATGGCTACACTAGGCATCATTGCCCGTGAATATGAGCAACAACAGCTTATCGCATTGCTACAAACACTTGGTCCTGACACTCCAGTATTGCCAATGATCCTCAAAGGCATTATTGCTAGTTCTAGTCTACCAAATAGAGCCGATATGATCCAGCAATTAGACGCTATGATGCAGCCTAGCCCAGAGCAACAGCAGATGCAACAGGCTCAAATGCAGCTCCAAACCGCTGCAGCACAGGCTGAAATCGCTAAATTACAGTCCGAAGCCACTAGAAATAACGCTTCTGCTCAGAAAGATGTGGTTGAGGCTCAATTGATGCCACAAGAGACGCAAGCGAAGATTATTAGCGGTCTAAGCCAGAATATTCGTGGTCAAGACAGCTCAGGCGAGTTCGCTCAAAGAGCTAAGATTGCTGAATTAGCCCTCAAAGAAGAAGATATTAAGAGCAACGAGCGTATCGCTACGCTACAAATGTTGCAAAAACAATCAAAAAGTGCTTGACATTTTAACAAAACTGTGGTAATATCAGCCACAGTGTTGTAATTTTACAACATAGTTCCCATTACAGGAGAAAACTATGGACAAGCAACTAGAAAAGTACTATGAAGAGCGTTTTTCCACGATGACTACGGTTGGGTGGAAACAATTCATCGAGGATGTTCAAGGAATATTCGATGCGGTGAATAAAGTAGCTCCGATTCAAAACGAAATTGATCTATTCTTTCGTAAAGGGCAATTAGACATCCTTCAATGGGTTCTAACTCTCAAAGAAAGTACAGAACAGGCTTACGAGGCATTGCAAAAAGACTCATCGGGAGATGCTCAGGATGACTCGTAGGCTATATGAATTCCTCTGTGAAGAGGGACACCTGCAGGAAAACTTGGTTAGTTATGAGGTAGCCACAGTTCCTTGTTGGTTGTGCGGTAAAGACGCACACAGGCAGATTTCTGCACCCCGTATTAGTCTCGATCCTGTTTCTGGCGATCATCCGCAAGCAACAGCAAGGTGGGCTAGACAGCGTGAAGAAAAACGCCTTAGAGAGCGTAAGCTCAACTCGTGACAAAGATACTGCATTAGCACCTTTGTTATTTTATAAATCCTACAATCACTTTGTGACAGGAGCAATATATGGCTGCAAATTTTGTTGAAAAAGAAGAACTGCTAGAAGGAAACTTTGATCAGATAGATACACCGGCGGACCAACCTCAAGAAGAGATTCCGACGACAGCACCTACAGAAGAACCCAAAGCTGAAGACTTACCTGAGAAGTATAAAGGTAAATCAGTTGAAGACATCGTAAAGATGCACCAAGAGGCTGAGAAGTTAATTGGTAGACAAGCCCAAGAGGTTCATGAGGTTCGTAGCTTAGCAGATCAGCTCCTCAAGCAACAACTCGAAACTAAACAGCAAAGCAAGCCGGCTGAAACAGTTCAAGAAGAAGATTTCTTTGCTGACCCCAGACAGGCTGTTCTAAAAACTGTAGACCAGCACCCAGCAGTACTTGAAGCTAAACAAGCCTCACTCGAATTAAAGAGAATGCAAACTGCACAGAAACTGCAGTCTAAGCATCCCGACTTTATGGATATAGCGCAAAACGCTGACTTCCATGAATGGATCAAAGCAAGTCCAATTCGTGTTGATTTGTTTACAAAAGCTGACGCTGAATTTGACTTTAACTCGGCTGATGAACTTTTAAGCACCTACAAGGCGATTAAATCAGTTCAGACTGCACAAGTTAAAACACAAGCAGCAGAAACACAAGCTAAAGCTCAAGATACAGCATTACGGGCAGCTTCGGTTGATGTTGGCGGTACTGGAGAAAGTAGTAGAAAGGTCTATCGAAGAGCTGACCTTATCAAATTGAAAATGACAGACCCAAATCGTTATATGGCTTTGCAAGATGAAATTCTTGCGGCTTATGCCGAAGGGCGAGTCC